CGCTTGGGGCGTAGGCGTCGAAGCAGACTCTGGCATGACCCGCTCGACCGAGGGCCGCATTGGAACACTGGCAACGGCTTCAGGAACGGGCTGGGCTGATTTCCTAGCAGCGGCGTATGGGTCAAGTGGCTGGTTAGCGTTGGCGCGGGCTAGGCCTTCCTGAATGCTGGCCCCGGTCTGGGGGATCGGGGCTTCTATTGGCGGCTGGTATTGCGGTGCGACTGCCGGCCCGCCTGCAACTTGGTTTGGCAGTCCGAAACCTTCACCCGGAACTCGTAACTGTGGAAGGATTTCTTTCCCCACTATCGAGCCGAGCCCCGCCCCGACTTCGGTTGCATACGGAAGGTGAGTAGCAGCCCCAGCCGCCGCGCCAACTCCAGCCCCGATTGTTCCCGGTGCCTTTGCTAGAGCCGCGTTAGCACCCCGAGCTACGGCCCGCACAATAGGCGGGGTCCGCCCTGCTGCTGCGCGGGCCACGCCGGGAGCGGATTCCGCCAACTTGCCGGCAACAACAGTGCCGGCCCCTTGCCCAACAGCTTCCGGGGCTACAGAAAGGGCCTGTTCGTAAGCATTTGGGATTTTGCCCTCGGCGGCTTCTCCGTACCATTGTCCTGCCGTGATAACTGGGTGGTAACTCATCCGCATGGTACCGAGCGCCATCTTTTCAACCGGATCGGGATTGTCCCCGAGGCCCCATCGTTGCTTCTCTTCTGCCGTTGGCGGCTCGCTGAATGCGTGGTAGACGCCTGCTGGAACCCCAGAAATAGAGCCCGCCATTGCCTTGCCTTCGCGCTTCAGTGTGGCCCAAAAGCCGTCTGGCTCTGGCGCTGGAGCAGGCTTCTCATACTTCGAGAAGTCGATGTTTGGCGCTGCCTGCTCGTATTTGGAGAAGTCGATGGCCGGGGTGCTCATTTAACTTTCGCTTTTTGTTCCACTTGTCAGGGATTCACTGTAGGTGCATGATGCGCCTATGTCAGTATTCATTCATTGGGCGCTCGGGTTTGTGCTCGGCGTGATTCTTGCCCCGGAAGTGCGTAATCTCTGGGCTCGGAAAAATACTCACTGAATTGAGTAGCCCGCCGCCTTCGCCTGCCGGGTAGCTTCCTCTACGGATACGCCGTGATCCTTCGCGGCTTTTGTGATTTGGGCCTGCGACAAGCTCTTTCCTGTCCCTGCCTGTGACTGCACAGTCTTCATTTCATCCATCTGCACTGGCTTGAAGTCTGCTCCATAGGTCTGATTGATCGTCTTCAGGGAGTTGTTGTACTTCAACTGTGAGCCTTCAGATTGAATCTTCTGAATCTCCTGCATGTCATCCAGTACGCTGCTGGGGATAGATTTTCCGCTGAGCGCCTTACCAAGATGGCCCTGCATTCTCTGCCAGAGTGAGCCGCCGCCAGCGTACTGCTGAATCTCTGCCTGATTGATTCGGTGCACGCCCTGTGAGGTTGTAATTTGCAACGTGCCTTCTTCGGGGAGAACTTGGTAACTAACGACATTGCCCTTTCGTGCGGCGTCCATCATGGCGTTGAGGCGCTGAGTGACTGATTGCGCTTGCGCGTAGTCTTCGCCTGCCTTGTTCGCCGCTGCACTGGCGGGCCCGACTAGATGAGGCGAAACTTGCGCGAGAGCGGCATTAGAGCCGCGTGCCGTCTTTGCCTCTTGCGCTGCCTTTGCAGCGCCCTCAGCGGCGGCCACTTGCACTTTGCCCTGCTGAATCTGGGGATTTGTGGCTACTGCTACATCCTTTGCGACTTGCTGTTTCGTGTCAGGAGAGAGCCCGCCACCTTCAGGAATTACTTTCTGTGCTGCGGTCGCCGCTTCCGATTGCGCCTTGTGGTAATCCGCAATCATGGCACCCATGCCAAGGTGTCCTTCCAGCGCATCCATGTGCGTTAGATCGGCCCCGTACAGTTCCGCCATTTCTTGCTGTGTCAGGCCTGCATAAGCCTTGGGGTTGTTTACGAGGTCTTGCTTGAACGTCGCCAGCGCCTTGGTTGCATCATCAAGCTTCATATCCCCAATGCTGCCAAGCTTGCTGGCAACCTGTTTCAGGGTCTTGTCTCGGATGTTCTGCTCTGCTTCGCCTGCCTGTCCCTGTGTCTTGCGGATTTCCGCCTGATTCTTCCCAACCGTCAGCCATGAATTCGTGTATTCTCCAGCCTGTTTCGGGGACACTCCATTTTGGAGTAAGTGCTGATAAGCGCCCGCAGCGTCAAACCCGGAACCGTCTGGAGTCTGCACGCCCGCATACTTATTTAGTTCCCCGTTTGCAACCATCTTCATTAAGTTCTGCTGGGACTCTAGGTCAATCTGCCGCTGCTGGTTTTCGAGTTGGCTTGCTTGAATCTGCTGCTGCTGCTCCTGTAGCTTGCCGGGAAGCAACTGCTGCTGGCCCTGTAGGGCCTTGAGTTCCAGCATCTTCCCATAGGTCTGGAGTGGGTCAACCTGCGGGATATTCGTTTGGAAATTAGGAAGTTGTGGAAGCTGTAGGGGCATGATTATCCACTCAGTGCAGGCAAGCTATAGTTACCGGGTGCGAAAATGCTGTTTCCCGAATACCCGCCCAAATCGCCTACGGTGCCTGATGGGAAGGTGAATCCTCCTCCTCCACCGCCTCCACCCTTCAGGGCACTCAGGCCGAGGAAGGCGTTCGACAGTCCGGGAAGGATTCCACCGAGTGCATTGGCAGAACCGATAGTCCCACCAGCTTTCGCGGCTCCCTGCTGTGCGTACAGACTGGCAATGTCTCCGCCGATACCAGAGATGAGGTTCCCGGCTCCGCCCGCTGCCTGCAAGCCCAATCCTGAGGCTCCAAACAGTCGGTTATAGGTATTGTTTTGGTTATTCAGGAAGGTCTGGTAGGCCGTGCCGTACTGCGTCAGAGCATTATTGAATGTATTCTGGTAGTTTGTTGACGCTGTACCCTGAGCATAGTTGTTCAGATCGGCAAGTGTTCTGCCGGAAAGCAAGCTCCCCTTGCCCGCTGCTGAGTTCTGGATAGCATTCTCGCCCTGCTGTAACTGAAATTGATAGCCGGGGGTTTGCTCAGCTTGTGCCGCTGTTGGCGCGGTGAATTGCTGTGTCCACGGGGTTAGTAAACCTTGTCCAGGTGTACCAAGTAGATCGGAGAGCGACCTAGTAGCAGTTGAGCCAGTATCGAGATACGGCTGGTAGTTCTGAAGGCCCTGCTTCTCTTGGCCTCCAAGGAACTGTTGAGCCTGTTGAAGCGCCTTGATGTACTGCTGTGAGGCTTGCTGAGAGGCGTTACTGCCAAACAGACCGCCGAAGATTGAGCCTATACCAGAGAGGCCAGCTCCTATTGCCGGTAATGCGGCTAGGAATCCCATGTTATGACCGTTCTAACACAAAGAGTTGAGAGGAGTTAATCAGGTTCAAGATGTTACCATTTGGCGCATTAACTGCTAGGTAGTAGGCGTATGACTTATTAACATCCAGCCCCGTGTCAATAAAGGAGAAACTTCCTGTCTGGTTAATGCCGGGAGTATTCGCCCCACCTATGAAAGCATCTCCGCCTACAATCACATCACCCGCATTGAAAGGCACACCATTAGCAGGGATCGCGCCAAGTGTGCGCACAACGTAAATATAGGATGGGCCAATCGAGTTGATTGTGAATGTAACCCGCGCCTTGACTGTGAACTCCGCATAGCGTTTGGGTTGTAACTTTTGAGTACCAACCCCGGTTGATTGCGCCGTGCCGTTCGTGTTTATTGTGGTCGCGCTGGTTGTCGCCTGTGCGCGGTTGATTACAGGGCGGTTGAACAGGTCGCTTACACCCTGCAACCAGCGCACACGCGGGAATCCAGTACCAGAGCCCGGTTTGCCGCTATCCCAGTGGCGCGCGTCGAGAGTCTCTAAGAGTTGGCGGCTCATGCTATCTCCGCAATCTGTTTCGCATAGCGCGGTTTAGACGCCTGAGTACTATTCACATAAGCATCCGCAACCTGCCACATGATCGGGTCGGACACCGTTACTTTCGGAGTCCAACTCCGCCAACTTCCCAAACGTCTATCTACTGCAACCCGCTTCGTCTGACCAGCCTGCCCGCAGGGAATCATGCGCTCTGAACTCCAAGTCTGGCCGTAGTCCTCTGAATAAGAGAACATCGCAAAGGGGTCGCGGGGATTACCCACGGCATTAGTAAGGGGCGGTTGTGGTCCTTTGCCCATCGTAAAGTCAACCTGGAATTCATTGATCGGTACTGGCAACTGCCCACCTTCGTTGGAGATCGTTGGGCCTACCCGAGTGCGGATGATTGGAATGACTCCAGAGCCTATGTTCTCCGTGAAGAACTGCGAACTAAGCTGGTAGATGTTCCCTGAGAGCCTGTCACCCGCTAGGTGCACATTGAAGGCTCCAGCATGGCATCGCACACGCCATGCTGCAGGCATTCCGTTGACTAAGGAACTGTTCTGATGCCACCAGCCCAAATCAGCATCCAGCGTCCACGTAGTTTTTGCAGATGGGAACCACAGGCTGTAGAAGTTCTGCCCTTCAAACTGCCATGACCATCCAACCGCATCATTGATTACGCTCTGTTGGGATAGCCAGTAATCAAGGCCACTATCAGAAACCTTCTGCGGGATGAAGCCGTTTGCCATATATACGACCGCGCCGCCTCTTTCGTCTCCACCCAGCCATGCGACGGTCGTGCCTGCCTTCAGTGCCACGCGAGCGACGGAGAACTGGGCCAGTATCCCGACCTCCATGAATCCGCCGTTGACCACATCGAAGGGGAACAGTGCAGCACCGGAGTTGTAGTAAGCGACCGCCCGTTTCGATCCAAATACCCACAAAAGCCTATTGGTTACGATGAGCGCTAGAAGCTGATCGGAGAACACGGCAACTTGCGTCACTGCAATTCCAGGCCATGTAGTAGCGTCTTCAGGGTTAGATACGCTCCAACTATTGTTGGCGCTGAGAGCGATAAAGAACCCATCAAGGTACTCAACCATCAAGACTTGGGTAGGGGGTGTAGTGATTGGTTGAAATGAGTTCGTTACCAGCGAGAACACGGTCAATTGCCCTCCACTGGCGATAAGCAACTGGGTTGGGTAACTCCCCCCAACCGTTCCGCCGACTACCATCGTTGCTGGCAGGCCATCATCTAGGATGTTATTGTTAGCCGTGAATCCTGCTGGCCCGTAGTCAATAGGGGCGAATCCAGGACCGACCAACTCAAAGAGATGCGAGCCTGCAACCGCGAACGTGCGCCCGTTGAACGTGCCTAAGCCCCTAACGGATGGAGGACTGCCGGGAAGAGTCGTGAACACTTGGAATCCGGGAGTAGGCAAGAGCACCCATGGAGTACGAGCATTTGGAGACTCGACCCTCTGCGGACGCCAGTTAATCAACTGCTCGGCATCAGCGAGAGGGCTAGGAGACTGATACGCAGGCCCAACGAAGCCAAACCGCATTTAGTACCTTGAACTCCTGTTCGCCGTGCCTGAGTAGATGTTTCCCATCTTGCCGTAACTGCCGATGAGAGCCTCGTCCGCTACCGCTTCCTTTCCCCTTACGTTCAACGATTCAAGCTCAGCCTTGTAAAGTGCCGCCTGCTTTTCCACAATCGAGTACTTTTGCAGATCGCAGGGGAATTCAGCCGCTAGGTCAACCGCCAGATTGAACCGGATAGCCCTCGCATAGCTAGGTGGAAATATGAACTGTGTGGTCAGGTCGGGAAACAGCGAAAGCGCACCCCATATATACAGAACTACCGGGTTGGCCTGCGTGGGAGGAGGCCAGAACGATATATTCATGTCAGGGAAGTTGGTTTCCACATAGCAGAGCTGCGGAAGAATTGACGGAGTTGACTTGTTTGTAACTCCCTGCCATCGAACATCATCCAACATCTCCATCGGCAACTCTACCGGAGTAGATTGGCTAGCCGCATACATGATTGAGACGCGCTCCAGCCTCGGCGGGCGGTTCATCAGGAAATCTTCAGTTGCCGGAATAAGAGAATTGCCCAGTGAATAAGTCTGCTGTCCAGGCTTTAGCATGAGCGTGACCCCGTTCTGATCCAAGGTCACACGTTGAACCACAAATATTGTGGTGCGTTTCGCGCTCCAAGCGTCTAGCAGGTCATTGAGCACGGTCTTGCAATCGGTCAACTCATCGCCTGATAGGTTCTGCCCTGAACGGAGAGAACCCACAAGACGCAGAGAGGACTTGATGAAGTCCGTGGCTGAACGGGTTAGGGTTGCTACTGAGCTTACTGCTGGCATTTCATGTGCTCCGGCCAGTTCTTCTCAACAAAACGAAATAGAGGCATTATCCCGCATTCCGTGATTGCGAGTATTCCGCCTTCAAGCAACAGTTCGTCGTAGCGATAATCGGGGTTCCTAACCCACGTTTTGTAGTGCTTCCCAAGGAATCCAGTGCTGCTACGATGGGCAATCATTAGCGGGATACTGTTGGACTTCTGGGCAGCTTCCATCACTGTGCTAAATCCTGAAAGAATCCGTCGCTCGAATTGGGCAGGCGTCTCGCTGTGTTCTTCGTAGGCCCGCAGGTCAAAGCGTGATGGGGCAGTGGGAATGTTAAGAAAGTCCGCCGCGATTGCTAGACTCTGCTCAGCTCTCGGAAGATCACTGGAAATTCCCCAGCTAGGACTAGGGCCTCCATCCCGGATGAACTGCTCCAGGAATTCGGCCCCGGCCTGTACTTCACCCCAACCCTCGCGGTTCAGACCGATTGGCTTCCACCCTTCAGGCATGAGCCCCATATCCGTTGCACCGTGTCGCATGACGTAGGCGCGAATCAATCAATTTCCTGTTGGGACTCGGCAAGACGTTTCAGGTAGAGTACGAGTTCCTCAACCAACTGGCAGAGGTCGAATAGTTCTCGGGAA